TGTTATAGATAAAATAGACAATGAACATTTAACCGCAGTGTACTGGAGTCATACCCAAGGAGCATATCTTACAATAACAGGAAATATAAATGCTTTCGTAAAAATCGACTAACAAGCCCATTGCTTTTTATAATAAAATATAGGAACACACAAAAAACGTATCTCGACAACAATATACGAAGAATCAGTGTCCCTATATTTTTTTGCTTCAATAATAGCTTTCATATAACAAAATTTTAGTCTATAACAATATCATATTAAATAGATACAATACCAGATACCAAAGTACTGATATTGACAACTACAGTTTTCTATAGAATAGGAAAGATGGAAAAAGAATGGTTGTTATTTTTAGTTATTACACCAGAATGACAAAATTCTTTTTTAACACCAATTTCGGAATTCCACAACTTATCGAATAAGCCGAAATTAAATAGTTACAAAAACTTATTATATGTATCAATAACAATTTCCAGTAACTCCATTGATTTCCCTAACGAGTCATACGCATCATTAATTACGTTATAACTTGCCTTTAACGTCTTTAGTTCACTCTCGGAATAAGGATATGTTATAACTTTAATTAAGTATAATGTTTTCTTAGCTTCAATGAGTTCAGAAATTGATTGTTTCTTACGTTGGCATGTTTCATAATATTGTTGATACGCATCACCTAATTTGGAATTAAAATTTCGATTATAGAGGTCTAATTGAATTGCGATAGATTTGGTGTACACCTCGTTTGAAAACATTGTTATGTCGGAATTAAGTGTATTTAATTCATAAGTCAATTTAAGGTATGACAATTCATGTTCAAGAGAATCGACTCTCTGGACAAGTGTTTGTATTTCCTTTTGTGAATCATTAGATTGTGCATGGACTGAAGAAAAAGAAAGCACAAATACAAGAGAGCATAAAAATTTATTCATATAAATATGGGTGTTAAAAGTGTTTATAGCCAAAACTGTATGGTATTATATCGTGGACAACAACTCAAAATCTTCAATAGATATTTTGTCTATTGAGACAAGCCATTCAAGATAAGAAATATCATCTTTAATGTCACGAAACTTTTGTCCCTTATATTTCCCAAAATCAATTACTTGGTCTGCAATAGATATATCTTCCTGTTTTTCGACATCTGGGTATAATTGTTTAAGCTCCTCAAAATCAACTTTGAAAAGCCTGTCTGTTTTTTCTAGCCAATGAAGATATTGATAATCTATCTTATAAATGTCACCAAAAGTTTTCCCCTTATATTTACCAAACATAAGTATTTCATCCGCTTTATGAATGGGAAATATTTCATTAAGCGATACACCGGGAACATCAATCAAAACCCATTCTCCACATCCAGCGCAAGGGATTTCTTCGTCTTTGATATTTGGATAACATTCCTGCCTATATGTATCATCAGGCTTACCATTTACAAAACACTTGCCATAAGCCTTACCATATTTGCCACGCGGCTTTACAGTTTCGACTAAGAAGGTTCTATCTTGATTTGGATCAATACGTCTTTCCTCGCTGGATGAACGTGCTAATCCTAACTCACATCGTTTAACCAAGAATGGAGTTCGTTTCCCTATATTGTAATAAATACTAAAAATATTATCGTGTGGGTACATAGCTTATTTTATTTTTATTATGAATTAATTACACAGACTAACATAATTAACAGGATTGTTCAATGTACAAAATCATTTCCAATTTGTCTGGTAAAGGTAATAATTTATTTTTTAATTACAAATTTGTTGCAGCATTTATTCTAATAGGATTAGCTTAGATAAGAAAAACAGAAAAATAGTTATGATATTGGTGTATTTTTGCAATCAAACCAATTGATGATACAATGAATACAAAAGAAAAGCAAGACCTCATTGAGTTATTAGTAAAATTTGTAACAAGAGCTTTTGGCCCTGAAGTAACCCCTTATGAAAAAGAGAGAATTTGGGTTGGGTGCCAAACATACGTTTCCACATGTCCGCAAGTTTTTTTTGAATCTTGCCGACATGGAATTCCTCAATATCATATTGATAAAGCGTTAGAATTATCTCAGAAAATGATTGATAACCCTAAAATAGCTGGAAATATAATAGAATTTTAGCGTTGGTCCATATAGGCTAGTCCAACAAGGTCCCAAACCTTATCTGCTAGATATACTTCTATCAGCCTTACTTCATTTGCTATATTCGCATCATTAAGGGGGTATTTCCCCTTACATGTTTGTTTTGCACGTAACCTTTCCAGAATGTCTGTATCAACAGTTACCTTGAAAAGTTTAGGAGCTTTTTTATTCTCTTCTTCTATTTGGGGAATAATTTCAGTAATAAAGTCAAAAGATGTCTTCTGATCATCCAATATGAACTCTACCAAACGGTCGGTATTGTGTAAGGCATATCTACTTTTTAATGCCAAAAATAATTTTGCATTTTTAGGTTCTTCCATATTCTTCCATATTCTTTATTATTTTCTATAGAATAGAATGAAAAAAGGGGAATGGTTATGTTATTGGATTTATTTTGAAAAATTTATTAACCACAATTGTGCTCAATTATCAATGATTTTATATATTTGTGATTAAAAACAATTGATACTATGAACATAAAAGAAAAAGAGCAAATTGAATTGTTAAGTAAAGTTATTGGAAGACGAATCAACCATGAAAACGACTCTTATATCGCAACACGTATTTGGGATGGGTGTTGCACCTATCTTTCTGCCAATAGACAACTTTTTTCAACTTTCAAGAACGGTATTCCCGAATATCATGTAGAAGAAGCTATAAAAGTTGTAATAATGTATATCAACGACCGACATAAACCTGCTTTCTATCCAGAAGACTAACGCACAGAAGAAGCCTGCATCGCAAAAGCAAGCACCTCTCCTGCAAAATTATTTATTACATTTAGAGCGTAATTTTTCCAATGTTCAGAAATTTGTACCCCATATTCCTCTTCCAATTTCTGAACATTGGAAGGATTAAATTCTATATTTATGAGTTTTGATAAATGCACGCACTTATCCTCGATTTCTGCCAGTACGTCATATACATTCTCAACTGTTGCTTTATCATCTAATACCAATTCCTGAATATTATCTGCTGCCCATATAACGGGGTATCTTTTATGCAACGCCAATGAAAGTTTTCTTTCTAAAGAAGTTGAATGTATATCTATATTGTTACTTTCGTTTGTATGCAACTCTTTTTCCATACTATCTTCTTAAAATTGTTTTCTATAGAATAGAAAAAAAAGAAGAAATACGGTTATGAAAAAGGTATTGAAATCATAAATAATATGCCAGCTCTTATTACCAGACAATCATCTTTTAGTTCTAAAAAACGATATACCCAAAGCATAAATAACGACACCAATTACCCCAATAGCTAAGAAAAACTTATACAGTAATTCATAATGTTCGTTATACATATAGTCCAATAAAATGGCACTGCCTGCTCCTACTATAATAACTATCGCACTATTTCCTTTTGACAACCGTTTTTGGGGATTCTCTAATAACCCAAATGGAAACATTAGTACCAACATTATAATAATCCAAATAATAACACAAATGAACGCAACCATAGCAATTATTTTTTTTCTATTTTAACTGTATAGCCCAAAACATCTACTATTTTAAGCATTGTGTCTATACTAATAATTGATTTTTTAGATTCAATTTTAACTATTGTAGAATACACAAAACCAGTTTTTTCAGCCAAAGCTCTCTGTGAAATTGCTTTTTCTTTACGAATTAATGCTAATATACTTCCTAATTCTTGTGCATCATTTATACGATATGAATGTTGGCCGTTCTCAATTACAAGAATATGCTGTAGTGCTTTAATATACGACATCATATTCCCCATCTCAAAATTGCTACTTCCTTTTTCTAAACGATATATAGCAGTAGGCATAACCCCCATTTGAAAACAAACATCTTTCATTTTAATGGTAGATTGCTTTCGTATATCTGCAATTATTTGGCAAAATTCTTGTCTATTCATGTTCTTATAATTTAATACTACAACAAAAATAAGCAATGCATTTGATATACACAAATAATACTTATTTTTTCCTTATTATTTTCTCCTCCACAAACCCAACGACCTCATCTATCTTGCTTATACAGTCCTCCATCAAGCAGATGTAGTCCTGCATCTTTTCTCCTCTGGAAGACATTTGTAATCCATCTGGGAGAGAATCGTAGGAGTCTTGTTCTTCATTTAAGATGTCCTCCAGTTCTCCCTTCGCTTCTTCCAGGGAACTAATAACATCGTTGAATCTACCTTTCCTTTCTTTGTTCATTTATTTAAATACGATTATATTCGATTATACACATTATTATTAAATTTGTAGCCAACTATGATAATGAATATCATGTTGGCTACTATTATTTGAAATAAATATTTTTATCATGTACAAAACACCTAATAAATATTACGAAGACAACCACAAAGAAAACAGTAAACTGTCTTTTAAAGCTTTTCAGAAAAGATCAGAATTTTGGCAGGGTGTACTCGTAGCCAGCGCAAGCCTATACGGGATATTAGTTTCCCTCCATGATAATTTTCAAGAACCGCTATGTACCCGCGTGGTATTTCTTTGTCTGACAGTCGTGTTGACCATTGGTGTGAGTACAGCTGGCGTAACTCTATACAACTACGCAATTCTTCTTGAACGTCATAGGCAAGAGGTCGAGAAGGAATTATTATCTGCATTGAATAAAGATGCTCTGGTGTCGGAGGTACATACCGGTTTATCAAAGAAGGAGGAGTTTGTAGAATGGTTGGCTCTGTTTGCATTGCTAAGTACACCTTTTCTATTACTCGCATACACCATCCTAAAAATGTACGTGAATTAACCTTGTCCCTGTCTTTCCATAAAGGCATCCTCCAGTAATATTCTTCCGGGAACTTGCAGAATGGATGATAGCATGGATCATCCATAAGAGTAAAAGGCATTCTTCTCATAGCAAAAATTCTTTGCTAAAATACCCTTTTGCAATAAGCCACTTAATCATAGACACACAACTGTCAAAAGGGCTGTTCTCGATAGGAGTACCAGCAAAACAATCTACGGTATATCTACATACGGAGAAGTTATACCCATCCTCATACTTAATCAATTCTGGATGGTGAAGAACATTTGGTCGGTCGCAAGGAATCTCATAAGGAAGCAGTTCAAGTAACCGGACCAAGCTCCATGCTGGAATGTCATTGTTGTCTATGTTTTCCAGTGATGGTGGACACAATTGTAGTTCCCATTCCAATGAATCAGTGCTTGATTTTGTACAGCGATATACCAAATCTGCTGTTTCAGGTTTTACACCTAGCTCTATTAATTGTTGCGACTGCTCTATGCTTGTTGCAACTTGTGTTGTAAACTGTGCCATATCGTTATCATTTTTTCATTAGTTCTTCTTCAAATTCGGCAATGATACAGTCTGCATCACCACCATGTACCCAATTCTCTAAAACAGAAGCCAGAATTTCTATAGCTCTTTTCTTGGCATCTTCTTCACCTTGCTTGTAGGCATCCATGCCTATTCGATCTATGTCTCCTAAAAAATCATAACTCATTTCTCTAAACAGATTTAAAATGTTCTATAAGCTCTTTCACCGTTGCCTTATGACTACAATGGAACCATGCCGCCTGTACACTATCTTTAATATTTTCTCGTGCATAATTGATGTCATCGTCATCGCATATAAACCAAATATTTTCAGGAGGATATACAAACCATTGTGAATCGTCAGTATCGTCTCTCAATGCGGCTATGGCAAGGAACAAAGCCTCATTAGTTCCGCAATGAATATACCCATTACATTGTTCAGGAGGATATGGAACATCAATTCCAAACATCTCATCATTGTCTGTCGCTAAAAAATCATCGTTTATATACCTTTCATATCCTATTTTATACCCTAAACGAACTAACTTATCTCGAAGCTCCGGTGTGTTTTTGAGTATAAACACAGGTGTTGTAAATCCCATAGTTAATCCTCCGTTTCTATCTTTACTTTGGCACGTATTACAAATATTCCACTACATGAATTAAAAACATCGCATGGATCTGAATACAACCTATCACCTAAATAAGTACCACACTCATTCTTTAAAGAACACTCTAAACAAGGGGATTCGCTCGGTATGACAAACTCATGCAAAACTCCATTAATTATTATTCCATTATTTACTTCCATAATCATTTCTTTCTTCTATGTGTTTTCTTATTTTTGTTTTTCTTTCAATTCTTCAATCATCCGTTCAAGGCGATTGTATTCATCTCTCCCAGCTTTATAAGACTGGTCAATGCAATCACGACAGAATTCCAGACGTTTAATTTGTTGTTCCAATGTTTCGTTCATATTTCTTATTATTATATTTTATTCCAGAGGACAATCACTGGGAATATCAACTTCGTCACTTTCGTAGGGTCGAAGTGCAGCGGCTACTGTCCTTTTTAATTTTTCACAGAAGAGTTTTACGTCATCGTCACAAAACCAATCATACGGTTCTGGGTCTGGAAGAATTGTACAATGCGGACATTGTGTACATTTCTCGATTTCATTAACTATTGTTTTACCCATATTGTATATCAACTTTAATTAAACCAATGTTTTCAATATTCCAATCGCTTTTGCTATACTCAAAACTTCCTTCTTTGTTTTTACGGAAGCTGGAATAATTGTCCCATTTGCAGACTTAGAATAGGTCTTGCCACGACATAATTCATAATCGTAACCCATTACTTGTTTCTTACGAGAGAAACCTATACATCCATATTGCAGCGTCCATTCAGAACCACCTCCAAACGGCATATAGTTACCTTTATCATCAGACCACGAATTTTGATGACGTCTTGCATGAAAATAACGAGTACCAGGTTGATTATACAATAGCACTTCGTATGCACTATTAATTGAACGATTATGTAAATTCAATCGTTCGCAATTTAATCGTTGTTGGGTTTCAATCGGTAAATCACAGAATTTCATATTTATTCTTATCTGAGTGTTGGTTTCTCGAATGTAATATTAGGCAGAAGAGAGTCGACCTTATTAGCAATTCTACAGTTCCATTCTTGTTCTACATTTGATATAGCTTCCATTATTTTACCGAAAAGGCAAATTGGAATTTCATCGCAGCAGGGGTCTATAAAAGAAACACATCCTTTTTCATCTATCTTATACCGTATTAAAAGCTGTTTACGGTCATCTGTAAATCTCTTTTTACTCATTTCCGATATTTAATAAGTTAAATTTCCATCTTTACTAATAGTAATCACCCCGCTCGTTACCCCAACAAAATAATACTCGGCCTTTGAGATGATGCCTTTGTTTTTCTCCAACATGTGTTCTGCTTCTATTTTATCAAAAGCGGTAACTAAGCAAAGTGTATTATCAATGCATAGTCTAAAAATAAATGTTCCCATATTTATTACTATCTTTTTATTAGTTAATTTTCACCCAGATACGAGAACCTGGTAAATCTGATTTAGCTGACATAACATGAAATGCTAATACTTTTTTCACATCTACGCGGTTCCCTTTGATTGTTCTTTTAACTTTTTCAGCACTCACAAAATAAGTGTATTCACGTTCACCATTTAGATGTTTGTTAAGAGCTTCTTTTGCGTCAGATTCCTCTTTAAAAACATCATAAGAATATGCGTTATAGGTCCGTTCTCCATCCAATTTAAATTGTAGCTGATAAAAGACTTCATTTGTTTCTTTATCAAAAGATTTTCCTATTCTTATCTTCATTTCTATACATTTATTAGTTAAAGAGCACACCCTAATAAAAATAAAGTGTCGAATTTTAAAATTATTGCTGAAATGGATGCGCCCTTTGTTTTTTATTACTACTTTTACAACTGTCGAATTTAAAAAATTATTGTTTATGAAATTAACTAGTGAAATTATCAACATCCTCAACGCAGGTGGAAGTGTAAAGATTAACTGTAAATCAAAACTAACTTCAGAACTAATCAACATTGCTATGGCTGCGTCAAAGAATAACGTAACTCTCATTTGTACCAATGCAGGATGCAAATTAACATCAGAGCTAATTAACATAGCTGCTGCTGGTAAAGGACATGTTGTTTTTGAATTAGACTAATGTTTAAAGTCAGGGCGTGCACAACTATTGCTACCTGACTTTACGTCATTTTCTATTGTGTAATCCATTTGTACAGTTTTTCGGCAACTTCAATGATGGATTCTTTATCACAGATTTTCACCGATACTTCCACACACCATCTACGCAAATCCATTTCCTGTTCTTTAGGTGTCATTGCTAAATCTTTTGTTTCTGATTTTTCTTTCATACATTCTTGTTTTTTGTTTTGACTTCCTCTAATTTGCAACAATTATGTTTATCATCTTGCTTCCAACATGGAAGCCCTGAACCTGAATATAAGTCACAATAGTCACAACCGTCCCAATTTGGGCGTGCTCTACATACATTGATAATATTTTCCCTTTGTTTGTGAGAAAGAAAATAACTTCTTAATCTTTCCGCATTATTAACATTAGTTGCCATGTTCTCAAAATTTATCATTTATAGACTCTCTTATCTTCTTGTCGGTGCCGGTTTAGTTTTAAACATATACAAATCTTTACCATTATTATCAAGAAGATAATAATCCGGTTTTACTAATGTGATCCAGTAATCTGTAGGCAGCAAACGTTCGTCTCCAAAAGAAGGGGACGTGTATTGGCTAGTTGGAACATAATGAGCTTGAAACAAAACCTTATCATTGTTATATGTTGACATGATTCTTGTTATATCTACATCAGAAAAATGTTCCAAGACCCCATGTGTTACCACTACTGTA